TAGCCGTAAGCCAGTAATTCAAATGTGGTTCTTTGACGAACGCCAACTTCAATAATTTCTACTTTTATGTCTAAGTCTTCACCAGAACGTTTTTCGATCCTTGGTGCTTCAAGCCTGTTTCCAAAAATAACGTCTTGGTTAGCACTCGTTAACCCCTGTAGTGTTATACGGGCTGATGCTACGTCAATGTCCGGGCCGCCAGTAGTATTTGACAACGTAATTTGATAAGTAATAAACCCATCAATCCTGGTGCTTCCGTTCCCAGCCACGAAGTCATCTAAACCTTTTGAAATTTTAAAAATAACATCAATTCTTTTTCGCTTGCCTGAGCTGTTTTTAAATTTAAGAGCGCCCCAACCGCCACTGCCGCTGTTGCTGTCATATTCAGCTTCTGCCTCAAGCGGTTCCGACTCCCCAGGGCCAAAAGTCTTTCCAATAAAAACCCTTTCATCACGGTTCGTGTCTGAACTTCTGAAATCACGAACGCCTCTTCTGCTTTTTACACCACCGCAATCTTTTAATTCTCTAGTCAAAGATTCACCATTGATTTTAATTGTATTGACTGAAGGAGTCTGCGTTGCTGTTTGCAATGGGTCGGAGTTGTCAGTTACATCTAAATTTGCTGCCAAAAGGTGACTGCCAGCTATTACACGCCCGTAAATAACAGGAAGAGTAGTTCCCGTTCCAGCAGTATTTGCAGGGCCAGTAAAGGCATAAGACTGATTGCCGGATGCACCTCTTGTGATGCCATCAGGGCCAGGGCCACGAACATTTGTACCTTCGCCACTGATTCGATTTGCCTTTGGTAGTTCTGGTTGGGGTGAAATTAAGTTCGCTACACCGCCAAGAATCATGCTGGCTCCAACTGCGCTTAATGCTGTGCCAATTGTTGTTGCAGTCAAAACAGCAGAAGTAGAAATGCCAGCTACACCAGCTGCCCCAGCACCAAACGCACCAACCGTTCCAAACAAACCAGCGCCAGGTAGCAGAAACGAAGCTGCAACCAAGCCAACACCAAGCAAAATTTGTGTTGTGGCTCCTCCGCCAGAACCCGTAATTACTGGCACCACCAGCAATGGCTTACTGCCAAACGGCAATTGCAGCTCGTCATAATTCATTGCCGCACCACCCTGGATCACCTTGTACCCAACGCCGTTTTGGTGCGCTTGAACTAGCTCGTTCTTCAACACTGGATAGTTGATGCAAAGCAGCTTGATTGCATCAGCAGGTGTTTGAAGGTTGTAATACTCGTGCTTCTGGCCGTACTTCTCGCCCAGTTCACCCGCCAACAGAACTAGCTGCATGGCGAAAAACTGCCGCAACGCTTTTTCTATAGTAACGGCTCAAAGGCTCTAAAGCACTCACGCTGTTCATGCGTTGGTGCAAGATCTTGTCCCCTCCGACATAAATGGCTGCGTGCATTGGAGTCCTCGTACCAAGGCGCATGACCAATAAATCATGTTGGCAGCGATCTTCAAACAACACAGGGTAAAACCCAAAAACTGGAGCGTGCTTCAAAAATATGCTGTCTGTACGCTCCAAAGACTCAGGCCGCACAAAATCTGGCAGGTCAACACCAAGCAACCCGAAATACTCGCGGAGTAAGGAGTAGCAATCATTTTTGCCGTAATCCCACTGACGGCCTAACAAGGCTTGATAGTTAACCATTGATCATCTGGCACGGAATAAACGTACCAAGGAATCTTGGTCTGCGTACAGGCTTTGCGATCATGCTCACTGACTGGTGTGCCTTGCGGATGTGAATGCACCACAGCTTCAATCGTTCCAGCAAACATGGCACGGGCATAGTCAACAGGATTGATTGCGAAATCTGCGGCTGGGTCTAGCGCAATGTTTCGACAAGGGAAATAACGCCCATCAACAACCAAGCCACACGCTTCATGGGGGCAAACAGTCTTGGCGTGCTTTACAGCATTAAGCCTGAAGTCTTGCTCCATAGAACCCGCCATAGGGCAAATCGACATTGCCACCAAACCTTTTTTTGCAACTTGATAAACGCTTGCCGCAAATGTCGTTAGTCACATTTCCATTGGCATCAATAACTTTGTCTGCAGCAGCAAGCAACGTGTCGTTAACCGTAAAACACTTATCCCCCTTGTAGCCACACTCCGTTCCTCTGTATTTCCAAGGGCAAAACTCCTCAATAGTTCTGCGCGGCAAACTTACGTTGACCAAATCAATCTTTGGTGCAAGTTCAAATTCAACAAATTGCTGGTTCTCGCCTGAGACTCGATCGATATACCAAGTTTCTACAATCTTGGCATTATCGTCTGCTGTGTCGTTAAAGGTTTGCATTATCAAAGAATCGCCACCTTCTGTGGTCAAAGCGTCGGCAACATCTGATTCAACTGCAAAAGGTACTTCCTGATTAAAGTTAGTCGTATCGATGAACTTGGCAAACGTACGAATCCTTTGAACCTTTGCGCCCAAAGGGTTATACGTCAACATTAAAGTTGTGATTGCATTGTTCACGTTTGCAACCTTTAGCGTTGGACGAGGCAATGTTCCTTTCGCTGAGAACTCAAACCCATCAACCTCAACCGGTACAGCTGGATACGCTTGGCCACCAAATTTAATTTCTTCCGTTAGGCCATTTGTACCTGCGTGGTAATACAAAGTAGTTGCGGTTCCTCCATTAATCTCTGGCGTCAGATACACCTCAAATAAATCAATAACCGCTGTTGGCGCAAGGCGAAGCAGCTCTTCAGCTAACGGTTCAAATGCCTCCCAAGTACACGTCCCATCAACTAACGTTTGCGTGATCTTGAACGGGAACGCAGGTTCCTGATTTGCAAAAGTTGAATAAGTGTCGAGACTGTCTGTCGTTCCAGCAACAATGCACTTGAAGCCAAGCGTGTTGTCTTTTACGGGATTGGCACGGACTACGTCACCAACCGCATAAGCCTTTCCAGCTTCCCACTTATGTAAAGCGTAGGGATAAGCCATTAGACCTCAAATACCTGGACAAAAGTAGCGTTGATTTCAGCTCGATCGACAAAAGAAATTGTCTTTGTCCACTGCTGGCAAAGAAACTTGCTGCTGGCTGCTTCGCCTGGTGGCGTGTAATCAAAACTTTGGACCCCACCGCGAGCATCTAGGAATGTTTCGATGGTGTCAGCTTCCGTTTCAGAAACCCGAAAGGTCAGGTTATAAATCTTGGGATCTTGGTTGATGCCAAACGTTGCACGTTGGCTGTAACCACTGCCAAAAGCAATTGAACGCACCTGCGGTGCGCTTTGCTTGGTCATCCCTGGCGCGGGATCAAAAGCAGGGAAGGTACTCATTAGCGGGACAATAAGCCTCCAGGTCGTTGTTGCTTGATTAATTCTGCCTGCACAGCCGCTCCAATCAACCCTCCAAGCTGTTTACCGGCACCACTGTCGCCTGAAGCGGAACTGCCTTTGGCGTCAACGTTAACGACAACGTTTGTCGCTCCACCTCCGCCACCGAATTTTCCATTTGGAACGATTGTGCCAGAAGTGTTTGGGACGAATAGCTCAGGGCCGCGCTCCCCCACGATTGAAGGCTTACCAACTGGCGGGCGGCCTCCATTTGCAAACCCTGGAATAAGGCCAAGCAAGCCGCCGCCTCCCATGCTTGCAAAATTACCAATAACCTTTTGCTTGACAATCATCAAGGCAAGATCTTTCAGCAATCCGCTAAATGATTCGGCAAGAGTTTTTGAGCCATCAATTGCACTGTGTATAGCGCCAACTACATTGCTCTTGATTGCGTTAGCAATCTCGTCTTGCTTTTGTTTTATCTGTTCAACCGAATCAATTTGATCTTTTAATGCTCTGTTCGCTTCTACAAGGTCGAACGCCTCGTTAAACGACAGCCCTCCTCTTTTAACTAAATCCGTAACTTCTCGAGTAACGTCTGAAAATTCTTTCCCTTTATCCAAAGTTAACTGCAAGAAATGGTTTTCGTCGCGGCGTGCGTCTACTAGGCGAACAGCTGCTAATTGTTGCGAGTTTGTTAATTTAACAATTTCTTTCATAGTGTTTTCGCTTCCACTGGCTTCTGATTTTTCAGGCTTACTGCTCAAGCTTTTATTTTTAAGTGAATCCATTTGTGCCAGGAGAGCATTGACTCGTGCTTGCAAAGGGTTGATAGTGCCTTCTTCAACAGCTTTCCCAGTAGATTCAAAACCTGCAGCGCGAACATTTTTAATTTTGTCCCTTAAGTCGTCCAAACCAAGGGCAACGTCGCTAATACTTTCTACCAATCCACGATTTTCTAGTTG